CTGCTCGACAGATAATTTGAAGCATCGGGTAATCAATTTGAATACCTCCTGCCCCCATAGTAAATGTTGGAGAACTGCCAGCATTTTCATAGACGGCTACGCAAGCATCAGGAGTTTCAGGGAGTGTGCCAAGAAAGATAGTCGTGCCAAGGGTGCCTTGGCTTGTATGGGCGCCAAAAGCACTTGAGGTGTTTTGTAGGTAGTCGCCTACTGATTCAAGAATAGTTGCCATTAGCCCTTGTGACCTTTCTCTATGATGTCGATTATTCTACCCTTAATGTTTTCTTGGATAGTAGACATCGCTTCCATAACAGGTTGCTCAAGATATTTAGCCTGTGTAGGTGGATTGTGGTAATTGCCAATAATTTCGTGAACATAAAGAGCGTAAGGTGCGGCGGGACCACCGTAGAAAATATCTACAAAATAGCCTTGATTTCCCATCTGTGGAGCAGATACTCCACCCGAGCCACGAAGGACACCAGTATCAACTGGAACTAAAATCTGTGACTTAGCAAAGATGACATTGGCTTCTTCCCATATTGCTTGGGCTATTGCTTTAGGGGTATTTTCCTTGCCAGCCTTGAGAGCATTAACTAACTCTTTATCGCCGAATAAGTCGAGTTTGAAAGACGACTTTGCCATGATTAACGCCCAAATCTGATGACGGTGTGATGCGCCCCGTTTTCGTCTGCGATGTTATCTACGCCATTGATGGTAAAGGTGTCCGCCCCGACGACCATTCTATGACCAACCGTGATTGATGTCGCGGGACCATAAGTTATGAATCGTCCAATATCAACAACTTCAACGCCTTGGACATCTTTAGATTTAACTGTGTCATAAATTAGACGACCAGTAACGGTTGTATTTCCGCTAAAAGTAGGTTTGTTGTACTTATCAACAGAAGCCTTAGCGGTAAACACTACGGAGTCAGTCATAAACTCCGCGACCTTGGTATAGATAGCATCCATTGGCTACCCCTATTCAACTATACGATGGTCGTAGACATTGTTAGGGTTATCGTGAATTCCAGTATAAGCATCAGTATTGTAATCATCCACAATTCTGTCATTTGTAGATTTAAGAGATTGAGCGTTTGCGAATGGACGAGGTGGTGTTTTACGCATTTGTCTACGCAATAAACTTTCAGCCAACTCTTTGTAGTGTTGAATTTTAGATGAATAAGATTCTGAAACAGAAATGTCTCCGACGCTCTTAGAACTACTATCGGCTAGACGGCTAAAACGAGCAATAAGGATTTCAGCCAATTCACGCGAGGCGCTATAAGCGTCCCCGCCCCACTCAGTAATAACATAGTTTAATTCTTCGTCACTAAAAAGCGCATCTGTTGAAGTTGTATCGCTAATAAGAAAACGGACATAGTTACGAGTAGATGTGCTTGGGTCTCCCGAGTAGGTAAATGTCATTACATTCCACCAAGCATAAGCATTTGAGTGCGAGCAAGATTTAAGGCTGTCTTAACATTGACGGCATCGGTATCTGTTGATTCAGAGGCATCACCTAAACCTGTAATCTTAAAAGTTCCAGCCGCAAGAGCGTTGCCTAAAGTGCCTGAAGTGATTGTGGCACTAGAAATTGTTCCACCGTTTATTGTCGGTGAAGTCAAAGTCTTATTGGTTAAAGTGTCAGTTGTATCGCGCCCCACCAAAGTATCGGTTGCGTTAGGTAGGCTGACTACTCGGTCAGCGGTTGGGTCTACAACTGTTAAAGTTGTTTCAAAACCATCATTAGTAGTACCTTCAAAAATAACATCCGCGCCAGCACCAAGGGTTACTGTTGCGGTAAAAGATGGAGCAGATTTAAGAATATAATCATCTAACTCTGTATCTATATCTGTTGCTAAATTAAGAAAGTCAGTATGAACGGCAGGGTTATCTCCCGCTGTTGGATAGCGTAGACCCTTAGTTGTTGTACCTGCCATTTGTTATACCTTTTCTTCTCCATATAGAGTTGATGTGTTTACTAATTTTACATCACGCTTTGTAACAATTCCGCCTTGGGCATCAAGTTGTGCTTTAGCAGTTGCTTCGTCATCACCAATAACATGAACTAACATTGTTACTTCATAACTAAAGCATTGTGTCTTTTTTTCTTCCTTAATTGAAGTTACATTATTTTTTGTCATATTATCTCCTAGTTAGATTCGGTATCGAACTATAACAATACCTGAACCAGCATTTTTAGGCGAAGCAGGTGCGTTACCTGCCGCACCACCACCTGAACCACCGCCTGTGTTTGCTACACCAGCCTCAGATTCATAACTTCCATCATTATCCGCACCACGACCTCCACCACCAATACCGCCTTGTCCTGGGTTAGCGCTACCTGCCGCACCACCGCCACCGCCACCAGCGTAATAACCTCCTACGCCAGTTCCAGTCGCCAAAGCCCAAGACGCATAAGCGTTTGTTCCAGCGCCACCATCTCCGCCAACATTGCTTGCCGCGGTTTGACCAACTGCTCCAGCACCGCCACCGCCACCAGCGCAATCAAAACCACTCGCAGTACCAGCGCCACCATTATTGCCTTGACCTGATGTAGCAGAACCTCCAACGCGATAACCGTAGTTAAATGAAGCGCCACCGCCACCTGAGCCACCATTACCACCAACAACACCTGAACCAGCACCGCCACCGCCACCAACTGCGGCAGTTAATACACCAAATACAGAGTTACTGCCTTGAACACCATTACCGCTGTTGTAAGCACCAGCCGCACCAGCACCTACTGTGACTGTTTGTGTTTCTGAAACAAGGTTATTTTCTGTATAAACAACACCACCTGCTCCACCGCCACCAGCGTAAGGCCAACCACCTGAACCTCCACCCGCAATAATTAACACATCGCAAGACAAGGTTGAATTAGGAACAAAAGTTCCTGAAGATGTAAATGTGTGATACCAATAAGTACCATCGCTAGTAATTATTCCACCAAATGCTTTGGCTATCGTATATCTAACAATAACTAAACCTGAACCACCTCTGCCACCTGATTCACCGCTATTAGGCAAGTCTCGAGAACCACCACCGCCACTTCCAGTATTAACAGTTCCAGCAGTAGGAGCAATAGTAGTTGAACCACCACCAGTACCGCCACCACCTGAGCCACCTGCTACCGCAGTAGCATTTTGACTACCACCACCACCGCCACCAGCAATAAATCCTGAAGCACCAGTAGAAGTCGCATTTAACCAAACACTATAAGCGTTTGTTCCAGCGCCACCTGCGCCACCAACATTGGCTGTTGAGTTAGCACCTACCGCACCTGCTCCACCGCCACCGCCACCAGCGATATTTCCCGAAGTAGTATCTCCACCAACAAAGCCATGACCAGTTCCACCTGCTGAAGATTGCGTTGAATTTCCACCTGCGGAAGTAGAATTATTGCCACCACCGCCACCTGAGCCACCATTTCTACCAGCGTTAGGGGCAGGTGAATTAGAACCACCACCACCACCGCCAACCGCGGCAGTTAATGAACCAAAACTACTATTAGTGCCATCCGAACCCGCAGAAGCCGAAACGGAACCACCATTACCGCCACCGCCGATTGTTACAGTTTGTGCGCTAGATAATAATTGTTTAGTCGCATAGAAAACACCGCCAGCGCCACCGCCACCGCCAACTTGACAACCACCACCCGCGCCACCAGCAACTACTAGCACTTCAGCATTTACTGATGTAGTAGGCGTAAATGTTCCTGATGAAGTAAATGTATGATAAAAACAATTATTCTTAAATGTAATTGTTCCGCCTGTTGCTAAAGCCGAACCAGTATAAAAAGTATCTGAAGAATTAAATGTGTGGATTGTGTTTCCACCTGAAGTCGTAACAGTTCCACCGTAGGCTTTTTGTGTAGTACCTGAGTAACGAGTTATGACAATGCCTGAACCACCTGCTCCTGCTAGTCCATTAGCAGAACCAGTTGCTCCACCAGCACCACCGCCACCGCCTCTGTTTGCGGTTCCTGATGTTGCCGCCGCTAAACTAGCAGAACCAGCACCACCACCACCTGCGCCACCAGCACCAAGGGCGACTGTTGCCGCACCATCAGCATTGGCTGAACCACCACCACCGCCAGCGTAAGTTACTGCGCTACCGCTTATGCTATTTGAGACACCCGCACCGCCAGCACCAGCAACATTGTTTCCACTTGAAGAGCCACCAACAGCACCAGCACCACCACCGCCTGAACCAGCACCCGAACCCGAACCTGCGTTACCACCAGCAAAACCTTGACCAGCAGTTCCCGCGCCTGGAGTTGCGCCAGCGGCATCACCGTAGTCACCGCCACCTGAACCACCAGTAGCGGGTGCGCCGTTTTGATTACCACCACGACCGCCACCGATTGAGGTGATAGTAGTTATGCCAGTTCCACTAATAAAAGAATTACTACCATTAGTAGCACTAAGTAATGCGCTTGAATTTTCTACGCCTTCTTTACCACCAGCACCAACTACAACTGTGTATGTAGTATTTGGAAGCATAGTTAAGGCAGTTTCTACACTTCCTCCACCACCTGTTGCTGAAACACTTGAGCGAAGTCCACCAGCGCCACCGCCACCCATACCCAAACCGTTTGCGTTAGATACAGCACCACCGCCACCGCCAGCGACTACAAGAAAATCAACAAGAAATGCCCCTCCTCCTCGCGCTCCAGTCATGGTGATATTACCTGTGGTCAAAGTTGAAACTTGTGACCCAGGAATCATGGTGCGCTGTAAGCCGAGGTGTGGTGTCATGGTTTTCTATATCCTTATTCGGTAATTAAATCCCAAGAAGTTGTTTCTTCATTCCATGTGTAAAATCCGTCAGTTGGCATAGCAACTGGGGCTTCCCATATACAAGATTCTTCATCAAGAATCCATGATGGATAAGGCTTTGGAGCGATGAAAGCATCACGAACAGAATCGTATGTATATCCAATTCCTGCGTAGTTCTTTCTTAGAGGTGTTCCACCATTGCGGTGAACTCCTGCGTTTGTGTTGTATGAAGTCTTAATCCAAGTGCCACCAAGACCTAGTGTGTTCGCTAAAAAGTTCTGCCCGTTTGATTCCTGTGAATCATCCACAACAAGAACGCGAAGAACGATGTTGTTCCCATCTACTTCTGCGAAGTGTGCCATTTGTATCTCCTTTGTTTTTGTTATTTAGATTGCGTATCGAATGATGACGATACCTGAACCGCCATCACCATTTATGTTATTGCTTGATGTTGCCCAACCACGACCTCCACCACCGCCGCCTGTGTTTGCGGTTGCGTTAGTAGGAGCAAGTACATTTGTGGAGCCATTATTGATTCCACCGCGACCACCACCACCAAATCCACCAAAACCACTAACTCCTTGAACCGCAGGAGCGTAATAAGAACCGCCACCACCGCCAGCGTAATAAGTAGATGTGCCAGTAATAGCAACTGCTACACCGATACCACCGTTACCCGAAATACCATTAGCCGTAGTTCCACCAACACCGCCAGCGCCACCGCCACCGCCAAAAGCATAGCCGTCTGTACCAATTCTATCTGAACCAGCGAAACCTTGATTAGCAGTTCCAGCCGCGCCCGCACCACCGCCACCGCCTGAACCACCAGTTAGTCCAATAGGGCTTGCGTCTGAACCACCACCGCCACCGCCAGTTGAAGTAATACTGCCAAATACAGAGTTGCTACCGTTTGTGCCTCTTGCGTTACTAGCACCAGCCGCGCCACCGCCACCAACTGTGACTGTGTAAGCCTGAGCAGTTAAAGATAAAGCAGACTCTAAAGTTCCACCGCCACCAGTAGCAGTTACAGTTGAGCGAAGTCCACCAGCGCCACCGCCACCGCCAAGATTTCCACCGCCACCGCCACCGCCAGCAACTACTAAGTAGTCAGCAGTTAGCGCTTGAGTTGGTGTAAAAGTTCCTGAAGATGTAAATGTGTGAACTAAATATCCATTAGCAAGACTAATTGTTCCACCAGTTGCTTTTGGAACCGCTGTACCGAAAGAATCCGAAGAAGTAAATGTATGGTATGTATAACCGCCCGATGAAGTTACAGTTCCACCAGTTGCGGCCTGTGAACCAGCGTAACGAAGAATAACAATTCCTGAACCGCCAGCATAAGGATAACCACCACCGCCACCGCCTGTGTTTGCGGTTCCTGCGGAGCCACCAACATTTTGAGGTAAACCGCCAGTACCACCGCCACCTAATCCGCCTACACCGCGAGTTCCAGCATCAGCCGCGCCAGCGCCACCGCCAGCGTAATAACCGCTATTGGCACCTGTACTTGTTGGTGTAGCAAGAGCAGTAATTTGAACACCATTACCACCATTAGGTACCGAACCAGCAGAACCAGCACCGCCACCGCCACCAGCGTAATAATTAGGTGCGGTGACAGTAGTTCCACTACCAGCAAAACCTTGACCAGCAGTTCCGTTTCCTGCGGAATATGTTGGAGAATTGTAAACACCACCGCCTGAGCCACCAAGAGTGCCATGGCTACCAGTACCGCCGTTACCGCCGTTACCGCCACCTATCGAAATAATACTGCCAAATACTGAATTACTACCTTTTGCGCCACCTGAACCACCAGCGCCTACTATTACTGTGTAATTAGTTCCGCTTTTCAAACTTAAGGGAGTTTCTAAACTTCCACCACCGCCAGTAGCAGTTACAGTTGAACGAAGCCCACCAGCACCGCCACCAGCACCATTAGATGCGCTACCAGCACCGCCACCGCCAGCAACTACTAGATAATCAACTGGACCAAAAATAACGCCTTGTTTCGCAGAAGGCGTAGTGATACTACCCGTCAGCAAAGATGAAACTTGAACTGACGGGTTAGCACCAAGAAGTCGTGATGGAAGTGACACGCACTAACTCCTATCAGGTAGTCGCTACGCGGTTTACAAATCCGTGGATGGTTACAACATTCGTAGTTCCAGCATACGCCTTGATAATTAAAGAGTTGCGTAGAACTAGGTCAGGAACTAACAAAGTTAAACCTGATGTTGCTGGAATTGATAACTTAATGTCATCATCTACTGAGGTTGTTCCGCCCCATTGTAGAGTTAGGTTTACTGCTGATGCTGATGAGTTATATGCGTAAAGCGTAATAACATCGCAATCTGTTGTTGATGATGTTGCGGTGTGGATGGTATCGCCCGAGGAGGCAGTTGCGGCAACTTTAATTCCACGCCCATGAGTTGAACCCGATAGCGGGATTCGGCTTACTGTTGTTGGCATTTATTTCTCCTTATGCGAATACCTGTACCGCGAAGGCAAAGGCTTGGTCGTTGGCTGTTGTACCTGCTGACGGGGTAGTCCATTCAACTACTCCTCCAGCAGACACACTTAAAGTTTGTCCTGATGTACCGATTGCTAATTTAGATAAAGTGTTAGAAGCACTCGCATACACAACATCACCAGTTGTATAAGATGTAAGCCCTGTTCCACCATTTGTTGTTGGAAGTGTTCCAGTAACACCCGACGATAAAGGAAGCCCAGTTACATTTGTCATTGTTCCTGATGCTGGAGTTCCAAGAGCAGGAGTTGTTAAAGTTGGGCTAGTAAGAGTTTTATTTGTAAGAGTTTCTGAAACATCTTTTAGCAAGGTTCCATTTACATAATAAGACTTACCCGAAGCAAGGTTAAGGTGTTCTGAAGAAGTCCACGCATCTGTGGCATCTACCCAGTTAATACTCTTATCTGTTGCGCCCTTAAGAGTGATACCGCCACCATCGGCTGTTACATCAGTAGGAGTTGCTACATCTGCTAGAACAATGTTTTTATCTTCAACTACAAGGTTAGTTGTGTTGATATTGGTAGTTGTACCAGTAACGGTCAAATCACCTGCGATAGTAGTTGTTCCAGTAATGCCAACTCCACCAGTAATGACTGGAGCGGCTAAAGTCTTATTGCTAAGTGTTGCTACTGCGTCTGCGGTGACGCCAGCGCCACCATTGGTTGTAATTGCCATATTATGCTATCTCGCTTCCAAAAGCGTTGAATGACATAGTTGATGCTGATGCGTAAATGGTTACCACATCTGAAGCATCAATGGTTAGACCGAGCGTATAAGCCGCTGTGGTATTGGCTTGGATTGTTGCGTCGTATACAACATAGTGTTCAGGAGCGAGCGCCGCTCCGTTTGGACGAACTGCGACTCTATATGTACCTGATGACGCCGCTTGGTTACAAATAGTAATTGTCGAGATAACCGTTTGTGTTGATGCGGGACAGGTATAAAGCGTCGTGGCAGTCGTCGCACTAGGGTTTGATTGCCCTAGAACTTTGTAAGTAGTTGCCATGCGGTTATCCTCCGATTAGAAGTAATGGACTGATTGTACCAGTCGCGTTATTTGTGGCTGTTGTAGCACTTGCTGAAGCGCTTGACGCTGAGGCTTGAGCCAAGGTGACGAAGGGGGAAACATCCGCGCCATCCAAACTATAAGTACCAGCGGTTAAAGCAGTATATGTGGCAAAAGCCGTATCTAACGCTGTATAAGTAGCGTAGGTACTGCCGATATACCAATACTTTCCTGAAGCAAGAATCTTGTCAGTTGTCTGATTGATTAAGACATCTAAAGCGGTAATGTTAGTTTCAAGTCCTGTAAAACTTGTTTCGTCGATAGCCTGTACAAAGTTTTCACTTAATGTAGGAGTAGGGCTAAGGTCGGCTAAATCAAGAGAGCCGACAGTCGTGTAAGGCACCGAAATCGTGTATGTACGCCCTCCAGCAAAGGATTCTTCGACGGTATAGGTAAAAGGGTTAGGAATGATGTCAGGGTCGTTTGTAGCGGGTAGAGTGACCGAAAAAGCACCCGCGCTAAGGGGAACCACAATGCTAGATGGGGCAACCATTTGGTCATCTGTACCGTTACGAAGAACATCTCCAAGGGTAAAACGAACCTGTCCTGCGATAGCCGAGCCTTCGTAATTTACATAATTTCCTGTAATTGTTACGGTTGTTAAAGAGGTAGCAAGAGCCATTACGCACCAACTAAAAAGAATAAATCAAATCCTGAACCAACGAGATTTTCCGCTGTTTGTTTAGATGTCAAAGCACTACTAACCGCGGTTGATAATAAAGCGGTATTGGTTGAAGCCTCAGTTGTAGCAACTTCTAAATCTGTTAATAAAGTATTGGCTGTGTTGTATCGGGCAATGGGTACATACGGCTCTGCCATTTTAGACTCCCATCATCATTAACTGATTAGTGTTGTAATTGGCTAGAGCGCCCGCCGCTTTAGAGGCGTCTGAAGCGTAGGTATTGGCATCATCGGCTTTTTCATCGGCATCTACAACAAGGACTCGAATACTTTCAGCATTATTATATCGAACCAATAAAGCCTGATAAGCGTCTACGGATACATAAGCCGCCGCTTCTGCGGAGCCTAGCGCTGGTAGTAAATCTGCTAAGTTCTGAGTTGTTCCTGCTACCGATAAAGGCAAAGCCAATTCGATTGTGCGTCCGCCTGTAAAGTTTTCTTCAAAAGTATAAATAAAAGGTTGAGGTGTTACATCTGTATCGCTAGTTACTGGTAAAACGACAGAAAAAGAACCTGTGGCGTCAAAAGTCTTTTGGATTACGACAGGAATGATAATTACATTCTCTGTAACCTCTTTTAGAATCGTTTGCGGGGTGATATTGATTGAGCCACGAACAGGGTTACCGCTCAAATCTACATAAGTCCCAACAACCGTACAGGTAGATAATGTCGTTGGTAAAGCCATTTATCAAGTGCCTTGACGAAGAATGTTTACAGTCTGTGTTGATGAGGCGACAACAGCATAGAGTTTTTCATCGTCCTGAAGTTCTACTGAAAAACTAATACCAGCGCCTAGCAAAAAGCCATAACTTGATG